AGAACTTAGAAAAGTAACTGTAGCTGGAAGTAATGGCAGTACAGTTTTAGAAAATATGCCTTGCGATTTTATTCCATTTTGCAGTTTAACTCCGATCCCAATGCCACACAGATTTTATGGTAGATCGGTTTCTGAATTAGTAGAAGATGTTCAGTTAGTTAAATCAACTGTTATGCGACAGTTATTAGATAATATGTATTTAACTAATAATAACAGAGTTGCAATAATGGACGGCATGGTCAACTTGGACGACCTATTAACTTCAAGACCTGGAGGAGTTGTAAGAACTAAACAACCACCAAGTCAAGTTATGATGCCAATGCAATCGCAAACTATTTCACAACAAGCATTTCCATTATTAGAATACTTAGACACAGTTAGAGAAACAAGAACTGGTGTTACAAGATATTCACAAGGACTTGATGCACAATCATTAAATAAAACTGCAACAGGTGTGAATACTATGATGAACCAATCTCAAATGAGAATGGAATTAGTTGCTAGAGTATTTGCTGAAACAGGAATTAAAGATTTATTTAAAAGAATATTTGAACTTACTTGTAAGTATCAAGACAAAGAAAGAATTGTAGAATTAAATAATAAATTTGTACCAGTTAAACCTACTGAATGGAAAAATAGATATAATGTTACTATTTCAGTTGGACTTGGAGCTGGTTCTAAAGATCAACAAATTGTTATTTTAAATAATATTTTGGAAAGACAACTTCAAGCATTTCAATTGCAAGGTGGTCAAGAATATCCAATGGTGAGCCTAAAAAACATTTACAATAGTTTAACTAAAATTGTTGAAAATGCTGGTCTTAAAAATGTTGAAAATTATTTTGTTAATCCAGATCAAGGAAAACAAATGGTTCAACCTAAACCAGAACCGAAACCAACTCCTATTGAGAAAATAGAATTTACTAGAATTGCATCTGAAGAAAAACGAAAACTTGCAGAATTAGAATTTGAAATGAAAAAACTTAAAAGCCACAATGCTGCTAATGTTTTGGACTTTGAAACTAAGATCAAAGAGATGGAGCTAAAATACACTACTCAAATTGATAGTGCTAAACTTAAAGCTGAAGCAGAACTAGATAAAGTTATTGTTTCAAATAGAGGTAAAGCATTTTTTGATGCAGAAAAATCAGCAAACAGATTATCACAAGAAATAGAGCAAACTAATGAACAACCAGGAACAGGACAAGCTCAACCAAGAATTGAGCCAAGCGAACAAAGCTAAATTACTTTTCTCAGATCCATTATTAAAAGATTCTTTTGATAAATTAAGAAATTTATATTCTACAGCTTTATTAAATACTGGTGCAGCCGAAACTGAAACTAGAGAAAAACTTTGGTTAGCTTACCAAATGGTCGGCAAGGTTGAACAGAATTTATTAGAAATGATTGATACTGGAAAACTAGCTTCCAAACAATTAGAGGATTTTAGAAATCAAATTAAAGAACAAAAATTCTAAACAAACAAGTTTGGGATAAGTCAACCTCATAAGAGGAACTTAACTTACAAGGAAACATATGTCAGAAAATCAAGGCAATCCATTACAAGGATCTGAAACTGATGTGCAAAAAGCACAAAAAGCAATAAATGGATTATTAAATCCACAAGAAAAAACTATTGGACAAGAAGAAGCTCCAAAGGAAGAAATTCAACAAAATTCTCCTGAACCACAAAATGAGGAATCTGAAGAAGATCAACCTCAGGAACAGGAAATAAGTGAAGAAACTGAATCTGAAGAAGAAGAAGTTTCCGAACAAGATGTATCTCAAGACGAAGAACAGATTGATACTCAAGAGAAACTAGAAGATTCCACCTACAAGGTAAAAGTTGCAGGTCAAGAATTAGAAGTTACCCTTGCAGAGTTGAGAAATGGTTACTCAAGAGATGCTGACTATAGACAAAAGACAGAAGAACTTTCTAATCAAAGAAAGAACTTTCAATCTGAGTCTGAAAAGCAAAGACTAAATTACTCTCAAAAACTTAATCAAGTTAATGAATTAATGTCTATGGCTCAACAAGAACTAAACGCAGAAAAAAATTCTGTTGATTTAGAACAAATGTACGAAGATGATCCAACAGAAGCTATGAGGATTGAACATAGGATTAGAAGAAAGCAAGAAAAACTTGATTCTGCCAAAGCCAAAACTCAAGCTGAACAAAAAACACAATTTGATGGTTTTTTACAAGAACAAAAAAGATTACTGGAAACTAAGATGCCAGAATTTACTGATCCTGTAAAAGCATCAGCTTTAAAAGTTACTATGAAAAGCACTTTAAACAATTATGGATTTAACGATTCAGAAGTTGCTCAAGTGTACGATCATAGAATTGTGATGTTGGTTAATGATGCTATGAAATATAGAAGTCTGCAAGATTCAAAACCGAATTTAGCAAAAAAGATTTCTAAACCTGGCAAAGTTTTTTCTTCTGGAGTCAAGCAAGGCAAATATGAAGTTAATTCGAAAGTTAGAAAAGAAAAATTTAGTCGTCTAAAGAAAACTGGCAGTATGAAAGCTGCTCAAGATGTTTTCTTGGACATGATAACTAACAAATAACCTCAACAATAAGGACAAATAACTATGGCAATCGTAGCAAATACATTCCAAACTTATACAGCTATTGGTAACAGAGAAGATTTATCAGATATTATCTATAACATCTCTCCTACTGATACTCCGTTTATGAGTTCAATTGGAAAAGAAAAAGCAACTGGTGTTTTACATGAATGGCAAACTGATGCTCTAAGAGCAGCAGGAGCTAACCAACAAATAGAGGGTGATGAAATCGCTTTCACAGCAGTTGTACCTACAGCTAGAATAAATAACAAAACTCAAATATCAAGAGCTACTGTTATTGTTTCTGGAACTCAAGACACAGTAAATAGTGCTGGTAGAAATAACGAACTAGCTTACCAAATCTCAAAAAGTTCAAAAGAACTTAAAAGAGATATGGAGTTTGTTTTAACTGCTAACACTACAAGTGCAACAGGCGCACCTGCAGGTGGTAATCCAGCAACAGCTAGAAAACTATCTGGTTTAGCATCTTGGATTCAAGCAAATATTAATGCAATTGGTGCAAGTGGTGCAATTGGTGGAACTCCTACTCCTGGAGTAGCTAGAACTGATGGAGCTGCTAGAGCCTTTACTGAAGCACAACTAAAAGATGTTGTTTCAAAAACATGGGTTAATGGTGGAGATCCATCAATGATTATGCTTGGTGCTTTCAACAAACAAAAACTATCAGGATTTACTGGTGGCTCAACTAGAATGTCACAATCAACAGACAAAACACTTGTTTCTGCGATTGACATTTATGAGTCAGACTTTGGATCAATGACAGTTGTACCAAACAGATTCTCAAGAAATAGAGATTGTTTCGTAATACAACCTGATATGTGGGCAGTTGCTTACCTAAGAGATTTCCAACTATTGGAACTTGCTCAAACTGGTGATGCACAGAAAAAAGCTATGTTAGCAGAATACACACTTGTTTCTAAAAATGAAGCAGCAAGTGGTGCTATCTTTGATTTAACAGCAGCTTAATCAATACATTTATAGGAGGGGATTAATTTCCCCTCTTATTATTCAATAAATAATTTTGTTTTCTTTGAAGATTTAAAATCGGAACGAAGCAATACAAAAAAAGGAAAAGACAATGAGAACACTAAACGATTACTTTATAACTTCAGCAATACCTGATGTATCAGCATTATCATCAACTTTTGTTGCTATACCAGATGGTGGAAGAATAATTAAAATTATTACACACAACAAAGCTGCAACTACTGGCACAGCAGCTATCTCTTTTGAAATAGGTGGTGTTGCAGTAACTGGTGGTGCAATTAGCCATACAGCAACTGGATCAGCTAACAGAGTTTTAACTTCTGCACCAACTGCTGCTAACAGAGTTGAAGAAGATGGAGCTATTGAATGTATCACTAATGGTGGTTCATCAAATGCTTCTAAAATGGAAATAACTTTCGTTATCAGAAGATAATTACAAATTTTGTGGGGATCTTGTCTAGCGATACTTCCCCACAAATACTAATCAAATAAATAAAGGAAATAAATTATGCCATACGGAATGGGAACTTACGGATCTAAAAAAGGCAGACCTAAGAAAAAAGGTAAAAAGAAAAAATCAAAATCAAAAAAAAAAGGAAAATAAATTATGAGTTTTAATTATGGTCTAAGACCAGGAACAATACAAAAAATAACAATGGCATCATCTGCTGTATCTATTGCATCATCTGCTTTTGGTTCACAAACTGAATATGTTAGAATTTGTTCAGCATCAGATTTTCATATAATCTTTGGTGGATCTCCAACAGCAACTGCTAATCATATTTTTATACCAGGAGAGCAACCAGAAATTTTTAAAGTTTCTCCAGGTGAAAAAGTAGCTGCACTAGGTGCAAATAATGCTGTTATTTCTATTGTTGAAATGGGTGCGTAGTGGCTAAACAAAATTTTAGTTCTTATACACCAAGAGATAAGCCACCTAAATTAGGTAAGCACAAAAAAAATCTTAACAAATCAGAAAAAAGAAATATGAAACTTACTAGGTATAAAGGTGGTGGTAGATGAGAAAAATTAGTGAAGAAACAGATAAACATATTACAGAAACTTTTTTTGATAATGATAAAGATGGTATTATTCAAAAAAGATCACTTGATATTGGATCAATCTTAGAAACTAATAAAAAGTTATATACTCAAAATGATGGTTATAGTCCTGATAAAGGACTTAAAAGAATAGCATCAATACCAACAATTATACTTGAGGTATGGTGCAAGGAATATCATAAAGATCAAAACAAAGGTAATTGGTTTGAATTACCACAAGAAATTCAAAAGAAAATTTTAAAAGAAAAACTAAACAGTTCTGAATTTAAATATTTTAGAACAGCAGAGGGTAAATTTTAATGGCACTAACTACATACACAGAATTAAAAGCATCACTTGCTAACTGGTTAAACAGATCAGATTTAACAACTGAAATAAGTGATGACTTTATTAAATTAGCAGAAGCAGATTTTAATTCTAAATTAAGAGTTAGAAGTATGATTACACAAGTGAACATAACTGTTAATGCAGAAACTGCTGCACTACCAACTGACTTTTTACAAATTAGAGATTTTTATATTTTAGCTGGTCAAACAAAAACTCCATTGGTTTATGCAACACCAGCATCAATGGACGCAACAAGTGGAACATCAACTTCTGGTAGACCAAGTTCATTTACAATTTTAGGAGATACAGTTAGATTTTCTCCAAAACCAGATGCAACTTACACAGCAGTAATGAATTATTTTAAAAAATTCCCAGCTTTGACTTCATCAGTTTCAACAAATTATATTCTAGGAAGTCACCCAGCAATTTATTTGTATGGTTCTTTATTTCATGCAGCAAACTTTTTAGGTGGTATCAATCCACAACAAGTCCAAACATGGCAACAAATGTATGCAACTGCTATGGAAAGATTAGAATTAAACGATAGAGAAGATGAATACAATGGAAGTCCTTTACAAGTTAGAACTGTAACATCAGTACCCTCTCCATTTGTTTCAATTTCATAACAACAGGAAAAAATAATGCAACTACCTTTTGGCGAATGGCTACCAGATCAACCAGATCATTTAAATCCTGGAGCAACTGTAGCAACTAACGTCTACCATGCAGCTACAAGTTATAAGCCTGTAAAAGGTTTAGTACCTTATAGTGGTACATCAAATGTTTTACAAAATGCTAAAGGAGCAAAAAGTTTTAGAAATAATG